GCATTTTTTCACCTTCTGAGAAAGAGGCATAGGAGAACTCGTCTCTGAATCTTGATTTGATGGTTTCATCAAAGTTCTCATCCAATTCAAATTGCACAAAGAAATCCATTGCTGACAGGTATTTATTGATCAACTTATTGATCACAGGAATATACTGCTTGATGATCCTCGCTTTGATACCATTGTCTTTAAGAATAATAGATGCAATATTATATGCTTCTTTATCTTTTGATAGTTCACTTTTCTGTTCAGTCAATTGATCAATTGATGTTTCAAGTTCTTTCATTTTGTCATCGTTAATAACAAACTCTTCGGTTTTCTTTTGAAACTCTTCAATATCCTTTGCTGCCTTTTTACATTGTTGAATAAGTCCAGTAATAGAATTTGAGTGTGTAATTTTTTCAATATTAAAAGATGTAATTTGCGATGATACATTGGCAATAGTTTGAATGCGATCTTGAATGTTTAATATCTCTTGACGTAGTTGTTCGACTCCTGCATTGGTCTCTTCCAGTTGATTTTGTTTAACCGAGACAGTCTCACATTTAAAGGTATCATCAATCCCCTGTTTACAAGTAGGGCAATTGTCATGCGAGTTAAAGAATTCGATTTCATTCTGGAGCTTGGCCAACTTATCGTTAAGTTGTGTTTCAAGAACTTGTAATTTTTTGGATTTTTTGTTGACTTGATCCTGATCTTGTATGCCAGCATTCGCATTATCAATTTCCAAGTCAATTTTTTCAATTTCTTTTTTTTCTGCATTAATCTTTTCCATGTACTGTTTAAGATCAACTTTTAATTTTTCAATTTGTTCATCATTATTTTTCTGTAATGCCATGATGTGTTCATGCTGCATTTTAATCTTTTCAGAAGTAAGATCGTATTGATAGTCTATTTCTAAAAGTTTAGTATTATTGTTGCCAATTTTTTCTTTAAGCAAACTATTCATTGTAGAGAATATTTGAATATCAAGAAGATCTTCAATAATTTCTCTACGATGAACAGGAATAAGTTGCATGAAAGGAACAAAAGAAGCCGATCCAAGAACAACGACTTGGCAAAAACTTTTATGATTCAATTTAAGAATTTGTTTTTCAAGAATTTCTTGATAGTCTCTGGATGCTGCATCCTGATTGAGCATCTTATTGTTCTGATAAACCTCAAAGATTGTCGGCCTAAATCCACGAATAATCTTATACATAGACGAGCCAATATCAAACTCTAACTCAACAATGAGATCTTTTTTATTGATAGAATTTAGCAGCTGTGGCTTGTTGACCTTGCGAAATGGTTTGTTATATAGAGCAAACGAAAGCGCATCCAAGATTGTGCTCTTGCCTGCGCCATTCTCACCAACGATCAGAGTAGTATTATTCTTATTTAATTCTATCTCTGTAAAACTATTACCAGTAGAAAGGAAGTTCTTGTATCGTATTGTCTTAAAATAAATCATCTGTAATCACTCGGGAACATAAAGAATTTTTTTGCATCACGCTGCTCAGCAGTCATAAGAGGAACAAATAAAGTATACCCCTGTTTAAAAGATTTAAAATCTACATAAACAAAAGCCCTCATATTACCTTTGCGTCTAGTTTTGTACGTATTAATTACGTTTATCCATCCAATAATCAAACTCTTACACCTATCATTTCAACTTCAGAATCTGTCTCTATCCAGAGCTTTGCACCACAAGGACGTGGCTTATCCGGACGATATACCATACGAGATGGTCCTTTAATATCAACTTCCATGCAATATTGAACCTTGCCGTTTTCTTCTACACGGACGACAGGTTCGCTATTGCTATGCTTAGCATTCTGCTGTATTATATTACGATTAATATGGATTATTTTCAAGTGATATTATGCGCTTCGGTATATAAATTTTGGATGATTGTCTCGACTCTCTTGTTATCTGTCTTGATGTTCATCCCCTCGATATACTTACGGATGATGCTCATCGTATCTTCTGCTTCATTGACGATATCAGAGTCTGTCTCGAGATCAAGATTGAAGTTATCTTCTACTACTTGGATGTCAGCAGCTCCGCATTTTTCTAATTTATCTACTACAAGGTCAAACCAGTAAGGATTGGTCTTATTCTTTACTACGACCTTCACATAGCAATCTTTATAGACGGAAGGATCGAAAGCAATGACTTCGTCCATCGTCTTGTTCATATCATCATAGAAGATCTTATGAAAGATATTATTAGGATTCTCAATGAACGTCAGTTCACGGGTTTCTGTATCAAATATATGAAACCCTTTGATATCATTATAATCAGACCAAGTATACTGGACAGCAGTGCCAAGGTAATGAATATTACTGTTATTGGAACGAGTATGATAGTGGCCGCTACAAACAACGTCAAATTTATCGAAGATCTTAGGATCATCGCCATGGTCGCTAACGTGTCCTCTGTACATCTCATAACCAGTTAACTCCAGATGTCCCATCACAACAGATGATTTTGAATTCCTAATCGCTTCGAATGTAGCATCTCTATTCTCATCACAGATCCACGGCAAGAGCAACATGCCGATGCCGCCTATATTGATTTCTTTCGGCTGTATGTATATCTGTATATTATGATACTTATAACTGAGCAATTCATCTAATGCGTTTACATCATTAGTATTCTTATAGAAAGTATCATGATTGCCAGCGATGATATGCAGATCAAGACCCTTTGTCATCATAGGATCTAAGAAATCATCTCTTAGGCGCTTAGCAGTCAGATAGTTAATATACTTGCGACGATCAACGAGATCCCCAAGATGAATAACAGTATCAATACCTTCTCTATCAAGGACGGGCCAAAAGACTTCATCTAAAAACCTCTTCATATGATTATTCATGATCGAGGAATCGTTTCTGATCCCCCAATGAGTATCAGTGATTAATGCTATTTTCATTATCTAATAACGCTCTTCTTTCTAACAGGAACTGTAAATGCGGGCCTGCTATTTGATTTCTTCAAAACATCTTCACAATAATCTCTGATGGTCTCTAGACGCATCTTATAAGCATCTTTCATATGATCTTGCTTCGATGTAAAAAGGTTCTCGGCACAGTCGATGATGACTTGCGGAACCATGTGCATATTATTCTGGTTCATCGATGAACTTCTCCAATCCTGTTTCTTTTTTGATCTTAGATTTTAGTTTCTTCTCTTCTTGCTTCTTGTCATAAGTAGAGACGAGGTTATTCATGTATTCATTATTGAGATCGACATTGACAGATCGTGTCTCTTCACCTGCTGCTTGTTCTGCTAGCATTCCTTCGAAATAGAAATTCTCTAGCGTCTTTTGCTTGATATACAGATGTTTCTTCTCATGTTCGATGCGTCTCAAAAAAGCATAATATATGATCTGAGTGAAATATGCAAATGGATTATTCGACTTCTCAGGATTAAAATTATTGATATATGTGATACAGTTCTCTAACCCATCAGCAACCATGTCTTCCCGAAACGTATAGTTCACGAAGTTAGGTTTGTATGAGAGATGATTAGCGATCTTATACAGACATTCACCGATGTAAGGTGGGATCCTCGGTTTAGGTTTATCTGCTGCCTTAGCAGCATCAACGTCATTCTTATACTGTAAAATGACTGTAAAAAACTTCTTATTGTCTACATAATGAACGCTAGGTTTCTTAGCCATTTTTAAATTTCCATGTTGTAAATTTTGTAATTAAAATTCTCACTATTATATATTTCTAATCTTTCTACCAGATGCTGTAAAGTGAAATTAGTATGCGTCTTATATTTCAGATCATCTGCGATATCATAGATCGTGACGTTATTCTTACCTTCGGTCGTCCTCAATCCCCTACCTATAGATTGTAATGTTCTTATACGTGACTTAGTAGGAGAAGCAAAGACAACATTATGTAGATTGCGTATATTGATACCTGTTGAAAATGTTCCATAGCTTGCCACAATGATAGCATCATTTTCTTTCTCAACGATAGCTCTGACTTCTTCTCTATCTTCTGCATCTACACCACCATGAATATAAAATATCTTGCGATCTGTGTTCTTCTTTGATATCATATCGTACAACACTTTGCCGTGCTTGTCAACAAATTGATACAATACTAATGAATTTCCTTTAAGAGACGAGGCAAGATTGGTTATGAACCTGTTACGCGGCTCATATCTTACTAGAAAATCGATCTCTGTCTGATAGTCATAATCTTTACATTGTTTCCGTATCTCAGGTGTGTATTGCAGTATGAGATTTTTGATCTTTAATTCTGCGACATGTCCTTGCTCCATCAGTTTGCTTGTCGTAGTGACTTTCTCGACAGGACCGAACAATCCTTCTAATGTCGTCTCATTAGTCAGCGAACCATCTAGCGTACCTGTGAACCCGAAGCGATACGGGCATTCATAGAGCTTCTCCATGATGCTAGTCAATGACTTCGCTTTGAACTGGTGTGCTTCGTCACCTATCACGAGCTTAAACTGATCAAACCATGTTCTGTGCATCTTAAAGATAGATTGCCAAGTCGATATCGTTATAGGTTTGTCTGTCTGTTTATCTTGACCTGCATAGATGCTATGCACTTTGCTACCGCTGTCGAATCCATATTCAGCGAAATCTGTTGCTAACTGACTGACGAGAGATGTTGTCGGCACTACGATCAAGGTTTTTTCATTATAATATCTCGTTATGAGATAGATGATCAGCGATTTACCTGATGCTGTGGGAGATAAGAATACAGCCCTATTCTTGCTGACAGCATGACGGAATGCTTCTATCTGATAGTCTCTAGGAGTTATCTTTAATTTGCAGTATTCTAAGAAGCTCTTAACGAGATCATCTGTGATCTGATATGTGTGTATGAGATCAGGATCTACTTCTACTTCATAGTTACGAGACTTGGCAAACTTAGATATGTTCTGAACGAGGCCTGCATATGTCAATCCGGTCATGGTATTATAGAGACGGATCTTACCATCCCAATACTTATTACGTACAGCGGGCATGAAACTTGCACCGGGTACTGTAAATGTCAGATGATCTGAGAGCTCTTGTGCTATCGAAGGTTCACAGTTGACTCTGATGTAGACTTCGTTAACTTTTACGATATGTAGCTTATCTATTACCCACCCACCTTGAATTTTTCATAATCTATCGCTGCTTTAATGAGATAACCTCTATTATTTATAGCTTTAATAATCGACTCTAACG